TTGCAACTGCGGTATCACCATAGCCAGTATCTGTGATAGCTCTGGTGGTAACGTAGACATCAGGTTCTCCAGCACTTCTGAGTTCACCTGTAGCTCTGATTCGTTCTGCTGCTCTTTTATTGGTGTGGTGATAGACGGTGACAGTTCCATCTGCATTAAGGGGGAGTCCTGTGGATTCGTCAATTCTTCCTTGTTGTTGGAAAGTATCAGTTCCTCGTACAATTCCAGATCCTCCATCATCTCGTTGTGTGTCTCTTGATTGCTCCTCGGATTGTACTGATAACTCATTGTCTACCTCCTGTATTGTGGCTTGTATGTCGCTTTCTGGTATACCCATTGTAGCAACTAAATTTGCAGCAGCATTGGCATAATCAGGTGCTGCGTTATCTTCGTAACCTGTTTCTACTACTTCTTCTTTAAGTTTTGCAGTATCATATAATTTCTTTTCTGGATACCACATAAGTGCTTGCAAATCTGCCATTGTTAAATTTGGATTCTGTTGTTGCAATACTGGCAATACTTGTCCAAAAATCTTTTCTATAAATCTTCTTTCTGGTGGTCCTTTAGGTTGTTCTTTTTGCCCATCTAAATAACCTGCTAAAGAATTACCTGCTTTACGAATTTCATCTCCAATTCCTATTCTAGGTTCACCTTTTATAGGCTTTCCTTTTATCTCTGTTATTATTTGTGCAACATTATTATCTGGTTGTATTAAAGATATTGCTGACATTAATTTAACATTAGCAGGTATGCTAGTTCTGGTTTCTATTCTTTTTGCTACTGCGTCTAAATCACCTAATGTAAGTTTTCTGCCAAGTATTGTTTCAAATTCTTTTTTTTGTTTTTTAGTTAAAGATTTTATATATTGTTTTAATTGGTCACGTTTTGCTTTAGCTTGTTTAGTTTTGTCTTCAACTAACGTACCTGTCATACGACCCCATGTACGCATAGCCCATCTATCTAAAGTTAATTGTTCGTAGTTTCCATATAAATTTGCAAAAAATCCATTACCTATTTTTGGTCCTATAACAGCAGCACCATATACTATTTCAGTTTTACCAAAATCTCTAACTGTAGCTCCTGTGTATGTTTCAACTTCTTTTACTGTATGTGTTGTACTCATAAATTCTTCAACATCTTTTATACCTTTCTCTTCAATTAATCTATTAATTAATTTAAAACTTCTTGTCATTGCACGACCTGCTTTGCCTTGTCCATAGGGTGTTGGAAATTTACCATTTTGTTTCCAATAACTGTAAATATCTTCTGCAAGTTCAAAGTTTTTATTTACATTTATACCGTTAGATGAAGTTGCTAATGCCCAAGTAAAAGCAAAATTTGACGCTGCATCGGTATTTAATTCTGGATGTACCTTTGCTAATAATCTTTTTGCTTTAGTTACTTTTTCGTTATACCAACCTATTGCGTTTGGATTTTCTTGTAATGCGTATTGAGCATCTCTTAATAATGTTTGTACTAAATATTTTTCTACTTCTACTGTAGGTTGCGAAAGATCTACTTTACCTTTTTTGGCTTCACTATTAACACGGTCTTGTATTTCTATTTTAAAATCCTTAATAGTTGCAAAAGGTTTTGTACTTGCAAAATCAAAGTTTTCTACAATATTTGCTACTTGATAAACAGCTTGTGGTACTGGCTTACCTTTTTTTTGCTTACCTCTTTGTGAAAACAACTCATTGTCAGCCTTAAGTTGATTTAATAAATCTGTTGTTTCTCTAGACCAAGTACCACTATTAAAGGTAGATTTAATTGCTTTAGGATCAAATACAACAATTTCAAAATTTTTGTTATCTAATGGCATTTTTATGCCATCATGTCCAAGTGCTAGTAATTTATCTCTAAAACCATCAGGTGATATTTCACCTTTTTTTATTTGTGTTTTTTCTTCTTGTGTAGCAATATATGGATTTTCTAAACGTGCATACAAAGGCAAAATTGTAGCTCTTACACCATCATCAGGTAAACTTCCTAATTTTTTCTTTTGTGCTTTAATGTATGCATAACGTTTTGCAAAATCTGCATTATCAGTTAAATAAACTCCTGTACCCAACCACCCAATATCTTTTCTGTTTGGATGATTTAAATCAAATCTTGCTATATTATCTGCCGTGCCATGATAAAGAACTTGTGGTGTGCCATCATTATTTTTTAATACAGAATTGCCAAAAAACTTTTTAAACGCAGGTGATTCTGTTTTTACTGTGCCATTTTGATTAAATAATTGTTGTTCTGCTAATGCAGTAAATTTATCTTCTGTGGTGATGTTATAAAAATATTGACTAAAAAATTCACTAGGTTTTACGCCTAATTCTTTTGCTTGCACTACAGCAAAATCTCTAATTAAAGGTGCTAAATATTTAATTTGATTTGGTCTATAAATCTTAGTTTCTTTTAATTGTTGCGTTATATTTTCTTGTACCGTTTGTGCGTCTTTTATTAATTCTTTGTTTTTATCTTCGGCTTCTTTTAATATTTGTTCTGCTTGTTGTTTTAAAGTTTCTTTTTCGCCATCAAAAATTCCAGCTTCTATAGCACTAAAACCTTTTTCTCTAATACGAACATGAGGTTGTAATGCATTACCTAAATCCGTGCCAGCAAATTTTGTTGCGTATTCCCCTGTTGGTATTACTATGTCACCACTTTCACCTGTGCCATTTATATCTTTTAAATCATTAGCTATTTGTGGCGAAAACAATTCTAGTTGTTCCATTGTTATGCCATTATCTTTTAACGCTTGATTAAATGGTTTTGCGTCTATAAAAATATTTGGAACATCTTTTCCATCAGCTACATCTTGTATATAGTTTTGATATTTATTTGGATTTCTTATTTTTGTTTTATCATTGACAGATGCATTAGCTAATGACTCTACAAACGCAGTATCTATTTTGGCTTGATTTGCCTGTCTTTGATAAGAAAAATATGTTGGACCGGCACTTAAACCAGCAAGTGGAATCATACCAGTAAAAACTTGTTCAAATACACCAGCCAATCTTTGTCCTATTTCTTGCCTGCCTTCTTTTGTTTGTAATTTACTTTCAAATTCACCTGTATCAAAATAATCAGCAAAATCTTCACCTGCTATATTTACTAGTTCTTGTATTTCTTCTGTAGCTACTTCTGACGTTAAATTAAAAATAGCTCTTTTACCTGTTTCTGTTAAAGCACGTTTTATTGTAGCTTTTTGTAGAGACTTATTAATTTCATTCATTGTTGCTCTTATCAACAATTGTTTTGCTGGACCTGTAACCAAACCAAGACCTACTAGTTCTAACCCACCGTTAACAAGACCTACTGCTATACCGACATTTTTTGCAACTTCATGCGATCTACCATTTTCAATTAGTTGATTGTATTGGTGACCTGCTTCTATAAGAGTTCCTTCTTTTGCAGAACCTGTAGCCATTCCCCATAGAAATGCCGTAATTGCACCGCCTTTAATTGTAACAGGAGCAAAAGGACCACCTAGAGTTCCAAAGCTTGCACCTATAGGAGCAGCAGCAGCCCCATATTTTATACCTTCTTGTAATGTCCTTGACCATTGACCAGCAATAGTTCCGGTATTTTCCCACATTCCCGTACCATCACCTTGCAGTTCTGCTATTCTTAAATTTAATTCTTCTATACGTTTATTTATAGTTTCATTAGATTTGCCTAATTCATTATTTATAGCTCTTATAGTTCCTAGTTTTCCTACTTCAGCTTGCGCTCTTCCTGTCTCAAAACCTTGCGAAACGTTTTCTGGAAGATCTTTTACGCTATTAAATGCATTTTCTATAAGACCTAATTTTTCTACATTATCTTGTGCTATAGCTGCAAAATTAGGATCAGTTAAATGACGCATTAATATAGGACTTGTTTGCGCCATATCCATTTCATATATATCTTTTTCTTTATTTCTTTCTTTTAAAAGTTCAAAAGTTTCTTCACTATCTAAGGCAATATTTGATGGCAGATTTAAACGTTCTGCTAATTTTTGTGCTGCACCAGTTCTTTCGGGATCTAATTTAGAAACATTAATTAAAGTTTGTCTTAATAATTTTTCTTGTTCTTTTTTTCTATTTTCATATAATTCTTCAAGAGGATTATATCCTTCATAATTTTGACTTGGTGCTGAGTTATAAAGATTATCTAATATATTTTCTGGCATAGTTAATTCTCCCTAAGTCCGTACAATTCATTTAAGTTTGCAGGTTTACCTACACTTAACCAATCTCTTGCTACATTGTGTCGAGTAACTGGTTGATCGTATTTACGCAAATTGTCTTGTATTGCTTTAAAAACTTGTGGATCAATTTTACTTGGAAAAACTCTTACATTTTCACCTTCAAATAAAACATCGACATAGATATTTTCTAAATTATCAAACTCAACAGTAGAAGGAATTACGTTTGTTCTGTCACGACCAAACAATCCACCCACATCAACATTGACTAAATCAGTTAATAATACATGGTTAAGTGCTTCCTGTTTTTGACCCATTGTTAATTTCCTATTATTATTTGCAATTTGTCGTGCGTTAATTTCTTTTAACCATGCGTCATGTATTGCTAAATATTTTCTTTTGTCATCATCTTTATTACTTCTATGCAAATCACCCATGTCATATCTATCTAAAGTTGCTTTTAACATATCTTTATTAGCTGTAGCTTCTACATAATTATTTTCATTTTTCAAACTTTCTGCATATCTTTTTAATTCAGCATATTGTGGTCTTGTAAGTTTATGTATATGTGAATCTATATTATCTCTTAATTCAGCAGGGTTATCTATTAATTCAACAACTGTATTTACATCAGATTCTTCTGGTAATTTTTGTTTTAATATTTTTTGATCTTCCTCTGTAAAAAGATTTATATCTATATTATTTTGTGCTAAATTTTCATAACCATTTGGTTCTGCATTAGCTATTAATTTTGCCTTAGTAAATATATTGTTGTAAGTTGTTTCTCGTTCATTTTTTATTTTTTCATATTTTATATCTAAATCATTTAAAGCTATTTGCTGGTCTTCTGGTTCTTTAATAGTTTCCTTTATTTTTTGTTTTAAAATATTTTTTGGTTGTAAACCTGTAATTTTATCAACTTTAATTTGTGATTCTGCCATTTGACTAAAATTATAATCAGTGTCTTTAACTAAAATCTGTAAATCATTAGCAATTTGATTTATGTATCTATTACGTTTTTCTATTGCTTCTAAATCAAATGAACCTAAACCACCTTGTTTAACTGGCACATTAACACTAACTTCTTCATAATTTTCTGGGTTGCGTTTTGCACTTGCTCTTGCTCTATTGTATTTACGTTGTTCTGATGGACTATCACCAAAATCACTTCTTTTAACAGTATCTTCTTTAAATATTTTTTTTGTTTTAACAGAAAACTTAGAATATTTTCTTCTAGCTTCTTTAACAATTAAATCAACATATCTATTTGCAATATCGGTATTTATTGTTTCAAAATTATCTGGGTTATCTAAAAATTCTTTTTTATATTTTTCACGATTACCTGTTGTAGCCCTTTGTCTTATTATTTTTTTTGGAATTGAAATACTGGCTTCATATTCTCGTTTTGCTTTTGTATATAAGGAATCTGCTTTTTTAAAACCTAAATGTAATAATGCTTGTAAATGTATTGGTTGATGTTGTTTAATTAAAGTTAAATTAGAATCTAATCTGTAAAATTTAGATTTGTTTCTTTCTAATTCTAAGGTGTTAATATTGTTTTCTCTTGTCTGACCTACAATATTAAATTCATTACTATGTAAACCATCTTTAACAGATGCACCTGTGCCGTCATCAACATAATGATTACTTTTTAAAGTTAATAATTTATTTACAACACTTAAATAATTACCATCATTTTGATTATTATTGTTCATTAAAATTGCACTGCTAATTTGTTTAGCATTAAATTCTTTATGTGATTTTTCTAATTCTTTTTCTTGTTCTGTTTGAACGTTTTTTAATTCTGGTGGTTTTACCAATTCTAAATATTCTTTTGCTAATTGATGTTCTTCAGACTCTTTTAAATTTTTATAAACACCTTGTGTTACAGCTAAGTTATAATTTCGTACATCTAATAAATATTGATTGCTTAATAAACCTTGTGTTGGATCAGTATTGTTACCTTTTAAATCATGTTTTCTTTTGATTTCAACTAAGCCTGTACCAAAGAATTTTGCATGTTCACCATCTGGTTCTAATGCATTTTCAAACGTAGCAATTGCATTACTCTGAGCTAATTCTATAGCTGCCTTTGTATCTGCATCTAATTGTTTACGTCTTTCTGTTATAGAATGTTTAGTAGCTTTATTAATTGCTATACGTCTTAATGCGTCAAATTTTTCAGTAAATATTTGTTTTTGATTACTATTGCCTAATCTGTCTAAAATTTCCTGACCTTTATTATTTAAATTAGAACGTAATTCATCTGCTACAAGATATTCTCTACCATCTTCTACACGCAATGTTTTTATTGCATCACCACCACGAAGTTGTAAAAAACTATTTAATTGTTGATTAGCATAATCATTATATTCTGTTGTTGCTTCATTAGCTTTGACATCATCCTGTTCGTCTTGTAACTGTAATGCTATTTGGGCAAATTGTTTTTGTGCTAATCCTAATCTTTGAATATCATCAGTTGTTGTATCTTGTACTGGTGCAACATTAGTACCAGAAAATAATGGTGTTCCACCTGTTTCAATTCCTACTGTAGGTGTTTGTTGAATTGGTACTGTTGCCATAATTTAACTTTTGTCAAAGAATCCGTAACCATCGTTTTTAGCGAAGTCAGCAGCACCAGTAAGTAAGGTTGATGCCATATTTAAAAACGGACTTACTGTTGATGCACTGGCAAACATATTACTTGCAGATACACCTAACATATCTCCTCTTATATCAGCCTGTACTCCTCTCGTTTTCATTTGATTTACTGCTCTTACTTTATTACTATTCATTGTTAATTTATCTATTTCTCTCATAATTGCAGAGGTTGCAAAGACATTTGCAGTACTACCAACACCCATTTGTATACCCCTTGCAGCAAAACTTGCTCTTGCAGTACCTTCTTTTAATCCATCTTTTAATGTCTTAGTCATTATTTGCCTGTTATATGCCCTTGCCACTTGTTGTGCTTCTAAAGTTAACGTGTCTGCATTTATGTCAGCTAAATCACTTTGTAATTCATAATTTAATCCTTGACTTTCTAATTTATATCTTTCTGTGTCAGCAGCACTTCTGTCACCAATAATATTTGTAAAAGTTCTACCTATACTTAACGCACCGCCAAAACCTCTATAATTAAAACTATTATCAGTTGACATAACTACAACACCTCTTTATTTTCTTAGTATACAAAAAGTTTATAACTTTACGGTTACACTATCCACCTATTGATACCTCTAAAGTTACACCAACAATTGTTAAAGGTAATGGATCAGTTTGCCTTACAAATATCTGCCCGTTATCTGCCCATGTTGGTGTTAACATTAACTTTATATCTTCTGTTTTTAATGCAGGTGGCAAACCAAACGGTTCTGTAGTACGTTGTTTTGCTTCTACTAATTTATCTTTACTAGGGCCAATAAAAATACCAGAACTTTTAAATACACGTAGCCAAGCATGATTTATATTTTTGACACGGCCTTGACCACCTGCTTCTACTTGCAATAATAATGGCAATGTTTGCAAATCACATGTATAAGGTAAACCTATATGAACTACACTAGCTGCACGATTTAATACAATTCCGCCATTACTATCTACCACTCTAGTTGGATGTACAGCACCGTCAGCTAATATGCTTACTGTTTTGCCTACTAAATGACTTAACCCAAATAATTTTTTTTCTGCTATTTCAAAATTACTTGTAGCTGTATTTTGTAGACTGCTTGGTATGTTTTTATTTATTTTAACAGTAGCAGTAGTTGCATCAGTTATAGAAACAATATCTACCCTATAAGATTCCGTACCATCAACTAAAACAATTGCGTCATCTACATCTGTATTTAATCCATTGTTATTAAATTTAAATATATCAGCCGAACCAACACTGGCAGTTACTGTTAAAGTTGCATTTTCTCCTGTAGTATAACCATTGCTGCCAATATTTTGTATTTTTACTGTTCTTGATAAATCTGTTGTAACTACATTTGTACCATCATAAGATCTACCAGAATCTACAAAAAAACTATCACGAGGATCTGTATATTTTCTTGTACCCATACGTTCTATATATCTTTTTTCTACGTTATTAATAGTTCTTTTAATTACACAATAAACAGAGTCTACATTGCCTTCTGCTACTGCTGCAACGCTTTCAAATGTACCGTCAGTATCATGTTGATGCCAAGCTCCTACCTGTTGCTCTGGTACATATGTAAGACCTAATAATTTACCATTTGTACTAACCATCCATACTATAGGTACTGGAGCTTTAGCTAAAGCTATATCTGTAATATCCAAACCATCAAATAAATGTGATGCTCTTATAGATAAATCACCTGTAATAAAACCGTTTGCCTGCCAGTTATAACCTAATTCTCGTACATGACCACCACGACTTGCCACATAAACCATGCTGTTATTAACTATTACAGGTTGCGAATTATTAGCACCTATATACGATTGCGGTTTAACTGATACAGATGTTGGTGTTATAGCATCACTATTAACAGATGTAACTCTCCATTCCGCAGCTTCTGTTAAAAATAACAATTGTGTTAATGGTACTATATGTTTTATTCTGTTTGCTTCACGAGCAGCAACTTTAAATTTAATACGATCATCATCTCGTATTGGTAATTTAAACGACATATCACTTTCTGTACCAGACCTTGTCATAAATATAGTTTGTGGTTCATTATTAGTACCAGCAAATACTCTACGTTGTTCGTAATATGATACAGCAGATGGAAAATTATCAGTTATAGGATTATTGTTATCATCAAATTCGCGATTAAATATAGATTCGTATATTGGTGGAGTTACAGAAAAATCTGGTGCTATATTGTTATCTACAATATGATGAACATAAGCAATAGTGCAGTCACCGTTGCCTTCATCGGTTTCCGTTACATATGAAATTTGACTGTTACTTATTCTGGTTACACGAAACTTACCAGCAGTTATGTTACCATTAACCTTTGTTACATCTATATAATCACCAGTATTCAATCCATGACCTGCCTCGGTAATAGTAAGTGTATGAACGCTGTTAGCAGTAGTCGTAGCATATTCAGCATTAGCTGTGGTTATGTTTCTATGATTTGTTTCTCCAATGAAACCAAACAATCCAGCTTGTTCTTTATATACTCTATATCGCAATGCATCTGTAACTTCATTCCAAAGAATTGTATTATTAGCACCTGTTATAAAAATATTATTAGAAACAGAACGAGGATTTGATGCTGCACTTTCTTGTATCCCATCACTTGCTACTGCTGTTACAACATATGTATGCAATTCTTTAGTATCCTCACCAACATTATCTGCATCTGGAAGATGTGCAACTACAGATGAGATAGTTGGAGCAGATATTGTTGCGGTAAAGCTTATTTTATCTAAAATAAAGCTAGGGTTATTAGAAGTATTTCTAATTCTTTTTAGTTCTCTAGGTTCATGATTTGGATGAACTAAAGTAATAATATCTCCAGATTGTACAAATTTAATATCAAATAATTCTGCCTCCTGATAAGGAGAAGGAATTTCAAATATATTTGGATTAGTAGGTAATGTATATAACGCGCTAAGAAGACCAACACCTCCGTGGAATTCATTAATATAAACATTAGAGACTTCATTTGTATCAGGATCAGTATATTTATATATATCACCTTTTCTGTTAGGGTCTTCGACTGAGCCAATACTATAGTCTTCGGTAGGTTCTGTATATTTAACAGGGGAACCTTGTGAATGAAATCTAAAATATTCATGCCCTATTTCTATAACCATTGTTTGATCAATATTAAATCTAAATGGTATTAATCTTGTTTTTTTTGTAGAATCTTTTACCTCTGCTACAAATTGAAAACCTGATCTATTTTCTGCTGGACCTTGTGGTAATGCTATAAAATTACGCATCGTTGCTGCGCCTTGTTGATATTTACTATCATCTATACGACCTAACATTTCTGGTGATATTTCACCACTGGAAAATGATTTTAAAAATGTTCGGGTAGTTGGCATATCTTACCTCCCAGATGTCCAAGGTACAATATGTTCTACCGTTATATCTCTCTGTAAAATATCTTGTTGTTTTGCACTTGCCAAATAACCTGTCATTATTTCTGTGCAACGTTTTGATTCTGCTCTACCCTGATCTCCTTTTATTATTGGCCCTGCCAACATAGATGCTAAATGCCAAGATAAAGTAACTACAAATAATGGCGAAAATTTTGTTGGATCAGTTATTAATGATTGATAACGTAATAATGCATTTTCCTGATTTGTATAAATTAAATTACCTTCAATAGCAAATTGTTGTGGTGTATATTGACCTGCAACTATTGTCGGTGCAGCATTAGCAGTTAAATTTCCGGGAGTATCATTAGCAGACATTCTTGTAGCATAATCATTTTGTGCTGTAGGAGATATTATTGCAAGCGGTGTAATCATATCGGCTGGTGCTACATACGCATATTCCCATTGATCTATCGTATTGTTGACAGTTGCTAAACTTGACCGTTTAGATGCAAAATTCCAAGTATGTAATTCTAATAATGTATTTCTTGCTATGGAATAAAATCTTGCAGCATGTTCAGCTTGTGCTGACCCTTCTGGTGGTTTTATTGAAGCAATAGTTGCATCATCGCCTAGATGAGCTAAGGCAAGATTGCAAATATCTATCTCAGTTGCCATTACATTACCTATAAAGAAAGGAGGTTAGCAGTTATACCACTAGCCTCCTGTAAAAATTTAGAAGACTAATACCTATTTTATAGCTGTCTGGAGTTGATTAATAAGAATATCTCTAGTTTGTCGTTTGTCTAGCTCTACACCAATAGTACGACCATACTCTTCTAATTCCGCTTTTGTCATTGAGTCATAATCAACAACATCAGATCCACCAACAATTTCTATATTAGTGTTTGGCTCTCCATTGTATTCAAATTCTTCATTGGCTTCTCTTAAAGATTGACCAACAAAACATTTGATTTTAGCTCTGTAAATAGGCATAAATTCTCCTTATTAAGCTACGGTAAAACCAGAAGCATAGTACTTTTGACCATCACCGATTGTTTCTACTATATCAGCAGTAACTTTACCAGCGTTAAAAGTACCATCTACAACATATCTTGCACCAAGGTATCTCTTACCTTTGCCAGCAATGTCTGGATTAATGCGTACAACAATGTTCTTACCTAATGTAAGACTTGCTGTAACAATTGCACCACTACTTCCAATAATATCGTGACTAGATAAGTCAGCGTTAGCACTAGTAACTACTAGAAAAGTAACGCTTGTACCGTTTGCAAATGCTTCTGTTGCAGCAAAATTCATGTACAAGGCAGTACCTTCACCAACATCTCTAGCAACACTTAAATCAACAGCGTTTGTTGAGTATGCAGAACCAGTAACCGCTTGGTCTTCGCTCACTCTGAGCAGTTTGTCTGTAATCATTTTAGATCTCCTTTAATAATAATTAAATTAAACAACACGAGCTTCGCTGTTTATTAAAGCATCTACTCTTCTTAGAGGTACACCTAAGAATGATAAATAGCTTTGCGCTGTTCCAAACTGTGATAAACCTTCCTGTATAGCCAAGACGTTTTGTGATTTATCCAATGCTGCAACTGACATACCAGAATGCACAGTTCTATTCATATAGAATGCTGCTCTACCCATAGACATATTAGGTATTCTGTATAACGCTCTTGTCATTAATTTAACTAAAGCAGTAGATGCAGTTGAAGATTGTGTATTTTCACCTCCAACTAAATCAGATACGTCAATATTGCAAATACGTACAACGTATCTCCAATCTTTTACAACAAGACCGTTTTTCCACTGATAACGAGTAGCAAAAGCTTGTAACCTTGTACCGTCACTGTTGTAAACAGTTTGTTCACCTAGATCTTCATGTGTTAAACCTGCCTTAGATCCTTTTGGAAATGGACAATAAACAGTTTGATCGCCCCAGCATACAAGATAAACAGATGCATTATCAGAACCTGTTCCACCTGCATCAAGAATGTTTACTGCATTATCAGCAGATAAATCACCATATCTTGGTGCTAAACCTAAAAATTTCTTAGGATCAGTACCGGGATTGCCATAAAACATTGTTTCGGCTTGGGTCTGGTTCATTGCTTCCAAAAACGCAGTGTCTTCAGATAAACGGAACTGTGCAGTGTTTCCATTTAGCATCGCCAAATCTTTATCCACTTCAGAACGAGCTTCTAAAATTCCGCATGCTTCATCTACCTGTGCAGTAGTTGATTTGCTTGATGGAATACCTTGGTTTAAAGCACGAAAATAAACTTGTGGTAAACCTGTTCTGATAATTACACGTTCTCCAGTAGGTAAATTACCTTCTTTAAATACGCAATCATCTAATATTTCGTTGGACTGTGATAACAATTCTGCAACAATTGGAACTCTACCGTCTGGGTCACTTCTTTTTGCCCAATCCGCTAAAGTTAAATTTGAATTTGAGAGAGTAGCCATTAATTAACTCCTTATTTAGTTTGCTGATTAGAATATAGTGCATTAGCTATGCCGTTAAAATCTTTTGGTATACCAGAACTTTTGCCCATAGCACCTTCAGAATTACCTACATAACCGTCTTCACTAATTGCCTTACCTGCTCGGTACATAAAACGAATTACTTCGGGATGATTGCCCAAGCCAGATTCTTGCAGCAGCGATTTTAAAGCATCAGTTCCAAAAGCTTTTAAAGATGATTTTGCAATTTCTAAATTTGAATTTAAATTTTCACCACCAAATTCTTTATCTGATTGTGATTCATTAAACCATTCTTGCTTTACCTCTTCAACAGCTTTTGCCTGTCTTGCCTGTATTACAGGTGCAACTTTATCTAATACTTTTTGTGCAGCTTCCTGTGGCAAGTCAAGTTCCTTAGCGACTTCACCGAATGCTGTTAAAACTTCGGGGTCGAGTTCATCTGGTGCGTCAGCCACCTGTGCATTAAACTCGTATTTGTCAGGAGCACCTTCTGGTACTTCCTTCTCGCTAGTTTCACTTTCAACAGCGGATTCATCCGAATCTTGTTGATCTTGTACAGTTTCAGCCTGCTGCTCAGTTTCAGTAGTTGCTTCTGTTGTAGCGTCTACTGTTTGCTGCGTGTCGCCTTCATTTGTTTGGTTGGCTTCCGTCATCAGCGTTTCTGACATTTTGTTGTTCCTTAATCATTGTCGGATACAGTTCTGGGCAGAGAGTGTGAACCAAGTTAAGGAGTTGCAAACCATAGTTCCTGTTACCTTCGCTAAATGACATTGTCATTGCGTTAGTGTTAAACGATGATCGAAATACACCTGCTTGCTCCAGAAGTCTCCAGACAAATCTGCGACCCCTCTTGCTGCTCATGAGCCATTTTATATCAGATTCCTCGTTCTGTCGGTCAATTTTATCCGCAAACTTTTTATTGTCCTTAGATTTTTGTTGACTTTTTAGATCAAGAGGATTGTAATCGCTCATGTTTTAATATATCTAAATAATAAAGTGTTACGGTCACACCTTTATCCCTTTTTTTTCTTCTTGGTTTGACTATCTTTTAATGCTTTAGCTGTTGGCGCACCTTTTTCTCCCGGTTTACGCATACGTTCACCAGATCCTTTTTTTATTCTTTCACGTTTTGCGTGGATGTTTGCCCAAAGGCCAGCGTTTTTTGCCATTATTTACCTCCATACAATTTATCTGCTATTTGTCGTCTTCTATCTTCTTTTTCCTGTCTGCGTGCTGCTTCTTTTGCTTTCTTTTCAGCAGCTTTACGTTGTTTTTCTATTAGTTTTTTTTGTTTTTTTTGTTCTTTTTCTTGTCTATCCATTTCAATCATTTTTCTATACCTTTTTTTAAAATCAGGTGACATCCTTGTAAAATTTGGATTTTCCATTTTATACCTCCAATGGTGATGGTGAATTGTAGCCACTAAATTGATTCATTAGATCCATAGCATTACCTGCATCTACTTTACCAACTTTGGCAATATTATCAGCAGCGCGTTGTTCTGCTTCGGCTTGCGCCATTGCCTGTTGTTGTTCTGCTCTTGCCTGACGTATTTTTGCTACCTGTGTTCCCGGTACTATTAGATTTGGATCAACTCCCAGCATATCTGCATATCCATCTGCCCATGCATCAGAGTCAAACTTATCTAATACATCTGGTTTCATCTGTGCAACCATACCCATACTGTTTACATACCTATCTACGCTATTAGTTCCTATAGCACGTTGTGCTTGTGCCAACATAGATACAAATTCTACGTTTAATTCCATGCCTTGCAATTCTGCGGGGGCTGGTGGTATCAAATCATTTTCTATCATCCTGTTAAAAGTTATATCTATTAAAGGATCTAACAATTCGTTATGTAACCTTTCTAAAACTGGCCCTAACATAAGCAGTTTTTCTTCATGACGTTCTGCTACTTCCGTTGCCGTCATCCTTGTGTCAGTGGCATTTGCCAACATAAGAAATAAATCAGCGTAAAAACTACCATTTATCCTTTGCCTGACGTCCTGTATATCTCTTAATAAATGATCAAGATTTAAATTAACGTTAAATGCTGTCTCTATCTTGCCTTGCTGACCGTCTACAAACGTTACTCCACCCGGCAAACTGTCTACATCTCTATTTTTCATATAGCTAGGTACTTGTAATGGTGGCTTGGTTTGATAGTCTATGCCTTGTGCCTTACGTAGTTGTTCATGTTGCAATTGTTTTATATCACCTAATGCTTCCATTCCCGGTGAATTGCCATAAATATCACCACCTGCTACTCCCCATCTAGGTACTACCGCTGGAAATTCTTTGTATCCGCTTTCTCGTAAAACCTGTTCACCATCACCACCTTGTTCAAAATAACAAGATTTGTATGCCATGTTCATATTATCTTTCTTTTTAAAATTACGTTCCCTATCATCTCTTGGTTCTATAGCATGAATTACAGTTATATAACTATCTAGACTACCTCTGTCAAACAAATTCTTAACAGACGTTGAACAATTGTTATATCCAAATTCTCTTACCAATTCGCCAACCGTTTTTTGAAATTCTCTATACAAGGTATTTACTCTGCCCTGATAATCTGTAGCTATTGCATATTCTCCTACTGTGACTGGGTAATGATGGATTGATGTCTTTTCATCAGGTAATATGATTGACCCTGCTGTGCCAAATGCTCCTAATTCCTCATACATGCTATGCAATGTACGATATGTATTAGATTTTTGAAAAACCAACTGCATTCTTTCTGTTACATCATTCAGCCATAGCTTGACAGGAGCAAATTTATTAAGTTCTGGGTCTACTGTGCCTAATCTAAACCACGGTCTCGCAGGGCTCGTAGCACCTGCCATCATGCCAGCACCCAGTGTCCTTAATGCTCTTGTACCAGTATTGTCATAAATACTATTATGTCTGCGATGTCCCTTATTTCTATCTTGTACAAAATAACGTCCATTTCTTGGTAATAAATATGTTGTTACTTCTTGCCAATGCGACCACCATGTAGCTCGTTCAGTCCTTAAATGACCCCATCTTGTTATTAATTTTTCTCTTTTAGTTTTATACATATATTAACCACCTAATAATGTGTTTTTGCTTAAATTTAATTCACTTGGATCTACACCCATAGTTCCTGTTAATAAAGTACCAGAAGCTCCTTGCTTTGCTGACAACTCACTTGCATCTAACGCACTAGCAACATCTACATTCTGCCTATTGGCTCTATTGTATTCTTGCTGGGATTGTAGATTTTGTGCTTTTGTACGAGCAACTGCCTGTTCATTGGATTTTCTCTGCTCTTCTAAAGCTTTTTGTTGTATTCGTCTTTGTTCATTTGCATTCTTATTTGCTTGATGCAAACCAAATAAACCAATCGCTGCTCCTATTGCTGTACCTGCCATGTCATAACTCCTTAGAATAAATAATGTCTTGTACACCATACTTTAATCTTGGTAATAAAGCAGCTAAAGTGGTGTTTTCTTTGGCATGCCATAGCATTAATTTGCATCCAAGTGATGTTGCATGCGCTTCTGTCTCTTTAATCAATCGTAAACCTGCTCTGCTACCTCGCATTTCCTTTTTTATAAATAAAAGATCATTTTGAGTTAATACCAGATCGGCATAATGTGGATGATTTAGTACAAAATTGACAGAATAACCTATCAAAACATCATCTTGCCATGCTGATAAAATAAAGATCCTACGCATCTTTTCTAGGTTTCGATACGTTTTTTCATCTGGCTTTAGCTTCATGACTTCTTTGTTTAAAGCAATCTCTTTGTAATGCTCTTCAAACAAGACATTTGCATGTGCCAACATTTCATCAACACTAGAGAATCTAATGTCAACCATTAGTTACTCCACATCTATCAAGAATAGTTGTTCCATCCTCAATTACGGTCACACCGTTCATAGAAAAATATTCAGTTACACAATCAAATATTATATGTACTCTGTCTGTCATGCCAACATTATCTGCTGTATGTATCTTTTTATGGTTAAACCACCAGACATCACCTGTCTCAAATTTTTGTTTCTGATCTCCGCAACTTTGGCTACACCATTGGTTTGACTTAAGTACAATATGAAACCGTGAATAGTGATCTGCATACAATCCTTGGTCGTTATGTTTGGTTACATGGCCACTTGGTTTTAAATTAACTATTAATACTCTACCCATCTCTTTTACTGCTAACTTTTCCAATACTGGACGCATCAATGGTACTAATGCTGGCTCTAAATAATCCATACATGGGTAATCATATGATCCTGTATCCCACATAACGTAATAAGGACTCATCTTTAACGGACCTCTTACATATATGCATTCAGTATCACTATGAGGTGATCCCGTAAACTTTTGTCTTGCTTCTATTTCTTTCCATAACTCAGGTTTTGCATCCAATAACTTAAGCAATGGTTTTACATCTAGACCATGTGCTACACGTACAAAATTAAAGTCTGCTGTATGGGTCATATTCCGTCTTACCTGTGGATTCTTTACGTCTTTTAATGTATATGTCCTCTGGCACTTTCTTGGCTACTGGTAGGGCAAAGGTTAACGCTAATGCATCAGCTAAATCTGGTGACCCTGCACCCTGCAATCTCTTTTTTATCTGATCCTTGCTTTCCAATACTCGCCTACCCACATTGTCGTACCAATAAATTGGTGTTGCTAGTTCTTGTTTTAACGCTACATCGTTTGGTATCGCACCACCCTCCTCTATCCACTGTTTCATTAACCACCACATCTCACTTCTACGGTTTATATATTGCATTGGTTTTGTTGCTTTGCCACCAAAAGGTACTTCAATTACGTCATATGACAACTGTCTTAACCTATCAATTACACCACTACCAGCACCAGCATCACAAAAAACTGCATCTGGTTTATGCTCCTCTATTAAATTAGCTACTCTGGCTGCTAGTTCCATGTTATCTATACCTCGATAAACAACTGGCTTAAATGCTTGCTTACCTTGCCTTCTAAACACTACAGAACGGTCATCTCCAAACCTTGCAGGGTCAATGCCAAGGATTATAGGAAACAATCTGACATGGTCTTCTTGATATATGCGCTTTGCTGCATCCTCAGTATCTGCCAATGCAATTAATTGGTCGTCACCTGCTGCACTGAAATCACATAAATACTCACGAGCAAATGATGTTTCACTCATGTCTCGTTTAAGACGAGTTACTTCATTAGGATGTAGCGAATCAGTATCAAATACTGTGTATCTAGCTGCTGCCCAATCGTTTTCTTCTATGGCCTTGTAGTACAACTCAGAGAACAAGTTAATACCTTGAGGTGTACCAATAAATAATGACCAGCCTAAACGGTCAGAAAGAGCAGGTTGCACAATATCTGACCATAGCTCGTTCTTAATCTGGGCAACCTCATCTATTACACAACCGTCCAATCTCATGCCCCTTAAAGCATCTGGATTATCGCCCCCAAAGAGTCTAATGATCGCTCCATTATGTTTAAACCTTACGGATAGTTCTCCTTCGTTTATCTCGATTACAGACTGCCTACGCAATGGTTCTAGCTTCTGCTTTAATCTTGCCCACGCAATTGCTTTTGCCTGTCTCAGAAACGGTGCAACGTACACAAACATACCTAATTCTTTGTCTGTTTTAATCGCTTTATCTATTAGCTCCATAATCGCAAGCTCTGTCTTGCCACTACGTCTGTGGAGCGCATACACGGAAAAACGTTGTTTCTTCAAATGACACTCCTTTTGCCACGTTCTGGGAGTGTAATCAAGACTTATGTTCATCCCTGCGGTAGGCCAGTACTAATAGTTAATTTAATATCTCCTTGTGCATCAACACCTAACTTGTCTCCAAACCGCTTTGGATTAAATTTAGAAAGCATTTTAAAACGAGTTTCAACTCTGTTTTTTTGCCAGTTTATGAATGCCGGATCAATCCTCTCGTTGCCCTCAGAACCGCACATAACTGGTGGAGTATCAATTAACTCTAAACATTCTTCAAAAAGAATCTCGCACCCTGTATCCCTCGCTCGTGCGAAAGCTGAACGAAACTCTTCATCTTTATCTAACCATTTATAAATAGTTCTCCATTGAACGCTCCCTTTTTTCCGGCAATATTCTCGTAAAGTTTTACCATGAGCAATCCATTCACAAATTCTTGAAGCTTCAATAGGATCAACTTTCTCTGTAGGTCGTCCTATTTTTAAAGATTGTTTTGTAACGGTCTGGAGTTTGCCCCCTGATTTGGTATTTGCAGATTTTGGCAATTGTCCCTCTTGGTAAGTTAAAGATAGTGCTAAGAGTACCGTAACCTAAACCTTCTTCGTTTAAATCCCTGATAGCGTCTATGGTTTGATCAGAGATTTTACAGTTATGGTGGCTAGTGCCGATACGGTAACCTTCAGAATTGACAGCAATATAAGTGCGTGTGACTTGGGTAATTGCTGTCATTTAGGAATAATAAATTAATTAAAATATAAGAAAAAATAAGTAAATATGCAACGCATGTAACCAATTAGTTGACTTATGATGGATTA